AGCCATTCGATGATGCGGGCCCGTATCTCGCTCGCCTCTCGATCCGTTAGCGTCAGGTCTACGGATACCACCCACTGCCCGATCCGAACCGGGCCCCTATCTATTTGCGTCATGGCGCAAGTAGCCTAACGCGGCACCATTCCACGCGAAAAGAGGGGAGTAGTTGCCGCGGGTATCTCACCTAAAAACGCGCGCACCGCGCGCAGCTAATTCGCTAGCCAATCGCAGCACGTAAGGCGAGCCGGGTTCATCGGACGGAGCGGGCGCCTCCGCGTAGTCGGTGCCAAGCGTCGCGGCTGCTAGGGCATCGGACACAACGTCAGCTAGATCCGAGTCAGCGTCGCGAATGGCCTGCACGTAGCCTTGGTCCCATGGGGTTAGCGGACTGTCAGGTCCCGCAGCGGCCTCGGCCTCGATGCGCCCCTGCCTATATCCCTCTAGCCAAGCCGATGCAGGCGACTCCGGTTCTGGTCCCGCAGCGGCCTCGGCGGGTCTCCGCTCTGCCCATTGCTCCCCGAAGCTCGGGTACTTGCTTAGGGGCAGAGGCTCAGCTTCGGGGCCGGACGACTCTCGTGGTCCCGCAGCGGCCTCGGCTACATGCTCGATGTGGTCATCACCCCTCCAGCCGCACATACAGCGGCGTAACGTGTGTGAGTAGCGATGCTGGGTAAACACGTCGTATAGCCGAGCGACCTCGGTGCGCGGAGCGCTCATGGCTCGACTATCCGCGGTGTCGGGCGAGGATCGCGAACACCGCCAGACAAGTTACAGCCACGGTGCTCGGGCCGGAGGTTGCTCATGTCGTAGGTTCCACCCTGTGAGTGTGGCCGGATATGCCCGATCGTCAGCGCGTAGCGGGATAGCCAATGGTGCCGGAGGTCGATCGGTAGGGCGCATCGGCCGCAGCGTCCCGAGTCGCGGTGCCAGAGTGCGAGCGCAAGTAGGCGATTGCGTCGGCCCGTGACACGGCGCCCGTAACGAGGTTCGCTTGGCATCCGTGACACGTTACGCGGGGAAGCCAATTGACGAGCGCGCACGCGGCGCAGACGCACGGGCGCATCCGTCATGCGAGCTCCACCGTGATCGTGACGCTAGGTTCCCCGCGCGGGTTGACTCCGTACCAATGACGGTGCACAACCTCACCTTGCAGTAGCTCGGCCGTTCCATCCTCGAACACATCGACGGGAACCGAAATGGTGTCACCTACTGCCGGCACCCTCCAGGCGTAACCCGTAAGTAGCTGTTTGCCCTCCGGATCCTCGATCGCGATCCGTATCGGGTTCAGGGTGTCCATTGGTAGATCCGTCATTACTAGCCTCTTTCCACCAGGGGCGGAACCCAGCGGCCCGCATAGCCTCTCCGAACGGGCGCCCGGTCTGCGATGGGTCCGAGGGGGGCAGGACCGTATCAAACAGACCGGGCGCGGGAGGATCGGGTACCGGCCGATCCTCAGTGGTATGCGATCGGGCCACGGAACCCGCGCGATACCACGTAGACATTATCCGAGCAATGGCCCGTCTATGGCGAGCAACGTTTAGCGCGCCGGACATTGCCGCGCTGCGCGCCACTCGCCATAGGCGATGACCACCCGTTCGGCCCATGCGAGCACTAACGCCTATTAGGCCCAGCGCCCGCAATCGCCCGAGTGCCGCATGGACACTCGAGACGGGTTTCCCTAGATCCGCAGCTATCCGAGCTAGCGTGACCTCGGGACGTCGCCCGCCTGCCGTCATCCCCCAGGCGTAACGGTAGACGAGCTCTTGAGTGGGCCCGAGCGCGACAGACGATCCGTAGACCGTCGATCGCGCCCAGGACGGCCGGACACCGCTAACCGCGTGAGACTCCCGCGGGAGGTTCAGTCCGCGCACGGTGCCATCCGGCCGCATCTATTCGACCTCGCCCCTGTACGGGAAGGTCCGTTCCGTGATGACGTCCGCGTCGTGGCGCGCCGCGATCCGCTCGCCCTCGAGCGTGAATGCCACGGGTCCAATGTGATCGTCGGCCCAGCGCCCGGATTGCTCCCAGCCGTCATCTAGCCCGAGCTCATACGACACACGCATAAGCCCGAGGATGAGCACGACGACGGTAGCGAACAGGACGAAATCGAATAGGTCAGGATGCATCGGCCCGTCCCTCATCTAGCGAACACTCGCCGGCCAGGACGTGCGAGGCGCGACACGCTCGCTCACAGTCCAGGTCATCTAGCCGGAACGGCTTATCGCATCGACCATTGCGCCCGACCGCGCCGCCTACGGGCCCGTGACACCGACACCGGCAATCGCACCGGAACGGGATCGGGTCAGCCGGCTCGGACACGATGCGCAGCCATGCCATATCGGCCAATTCCGCCTCACCCTCGCGGACACGCACGAGTGCCGCGTGGCGGTCAGCCGGCATCATCGTCGCGGCCCGTCGATGATCCGCTGTAGTGGCTGCGTGTCGTCGCGCGTCGGTAGCTCGCGATTACGAGCTCGCCGGATCCACTCGGACGGCCGATCTACGTATGCGAGCTCGACCGCGTGCGGTGCGACAGACGCCCTAACGTGAACCCACAGGCTCGCGCTAAATTGTCGGACGGGTGCGCCACAGATACCGCATACAGGATCTTGCATCGTGCCTCTACCTAGCCTCTCACTCTTAGCCTCTCTCTAGATCATCGGGCGATGGTCGGTTCGGATGTAGTACCGCGGGTCGCTAGAGAGAGGCTAGTCCCGATCCGGCAACCCGCGGGTATCGCGGAGATTAGGCGCGCGAGCTCGGGTCCGTCAATCCCCATCCGTAAACTTCCATACCCTTAGTGCAGAGACGATAGTCACCTACTACGGACAGACTCCCTATGGTCGTCCTCCGTAGGTAAGGGTGTGGAAATTTACGGCTAGCGCCGGTCTCCCTCCCTCGCCCAGAGGATTAGCGCGAGGATGACAACGGCCGACAAGACCACGGCTACCGCTTGAGGATCGGTCATCCGATCCGGGTATACGTCACTGTGCTAGTCGCCGGGAGATAGCGGCCGGCATAGCGACCCTGCACGATCCGGAATAGCCAACGGCGGCCGACCTTGACGCGCTCGGCCGTCTGTGTCCGGAACCCGGATACGTCGCCCAGGCGCCGACCCTGACCGTCGTAGGTCGCGGTGCGGCCGCCGACTAGGGCCCAATACTCCGGGGGATAGATCGCGGGTACCGGGTTTGTGAACACTCCGAACAGGACGCCTGCCGATAGCTTTTGCGCATACATTCGGAGGATGCTCCGGCCGGTGTAGCGCGCATTCGGACACACCGGGTCATCGATCCGCGACCGATCCTCGCTATCGGTGTCCGGATGCATCCCGATACAGTGGTTGCCATCGAACACACCGGAGCACGTCGCATCCGAAAACACGTCAGAGTCTCCCTGTAGGACCACGTACAGCCCCGCGGAGCGTGCTTCCAGTACCGCATCCCATCCGCGGCCCGATCGGACCTCAAAGGGGATATGCGCCCGTTGCATCGCGAGCGCGGCATCGCCCAGGGACCACCCAGGCGTGGCCGGGTTCGTTTCCTCAGTCGGGCGAATGAGGTTCAGCACGCTATCGGGCGACATGAGGCGCCGGCCGCCCGACTGCGCATCGATGCCGTTAGATAGGGAGGTCCAGACGCACCCTTGCCGGCGCGTTCGGGTCGAGCAATCCGGGTCATATTGCGACCGGTGCTCATTGCGGTATCGCTCTGTCATGCGCCTATCTCGTATCCGAGCTCGATAACGTCCAGCGCGCGGACGAGTACGTCAGGGTTCGTGCCGCCTGTTTTGGCAGCGTAGACCGTCACGACGTCGCCGGCATCGAGCGGGTAGATAAACCCGCGGCTATCCGTCTCGGCCGTAGCGCCGTTATTGTCGATAAAGAACCCGCGGACACCCGCGCCGTTGACGCGAACCTGTACGCGGGTGCGTTCGCCTACGGATCCGTTATCCGTCTGCACTTCCAGGGACACGAAATACAGCCGGCCGGCGCCGACCGGGACGGTAAGGGCATCCGACGCGAGCCACCCGCCAGGATCGTCTACGGTCGTGTTTAGCTGTAGCTGCGCGAGTGTCGTACCGACGCTCGAGCTCGCGCCGCCGGCTACCCGCGTGCCGTGCGGTGTGAACACCGCATCGTGTACGGCTTGGCCCCATTCGGTTTCGGTCGCTGCGCCGTCTACCGGCCGCGTCGGGATAGGCATATCTAACCTCTCAGCTAATACCGACTAGTCCGACGACTATCGCGGTACCGTTGCCACCGTCATACCACCCGGACACATGATCCGCCGCGGCCATCCCCACCACCAGGTGCAGGCCGCATAGCCCGTCCTGTAGCTGATCGGGGACGATAAAGAATGGGCACGATAGCTCCATTGCCGTGATAGGCGAGCTCGCGTCAGAGGTCGTATACGCCATCACGACGATATCGCCGGGAGACGTCGCGATCGACAGCGGTAGGCGTCGGTTCGTGCTCGCGGTACCCGTGACCGACGCATCCGCGCCCGTGGTAGGCGTCAACGCATCGCCCAGGAACACGGCCGTTGCAAACACGAAGTTAGTACCGCCGACGTTGACAGTGATTGTCGTGCCGCTTGTACCCGACACCACACCGACGTAGATCGATAGGTACGTGTTTGTGCTGCTATTCCAGCCCTTGACTTCCGTCCAGGTCACGTTAGTACAGGTGACCGACGTAACGTCATTCGATCGGGTGCCGACCGCTAGCAGGATCCGGGTACCCGACGCCTGCGCCGGAATGGTGATCGCAAACGCGTTCGTAGACGAGTAGGACGGCGCGACCCATCCCTTACAGTCAATCGCGCCTGCGCCGCCTCCGCCGCCGCCGGATGCGGCCGTAATGGCGGCGTCGAAATCGTCTAAGACCTCTTGCACGTCGTCGCCGGCACTATTCGTGTACCCGGAGGTGACGGCCGAGATAGCGGAGGCGTCGTGCGCGTCTGTCGTGTCGCCGGTATGCGAGCTGATATCGCCGCCTAGCGGAGCCTCCGTGCCCGCATCATCCTTCGAGTAAAGCAACCCGTCGCTTTTCGCGTATAGCCGGACCTTGCCCGATGGCGCGGACGATGGCGCCGCGACCTCATCTAGCAGAACCTCCGGGAACGGGTTTTCGCTCGCCGGTCTAGTTGACATCGCTAACCCTCATATTCCAGGAAATCGCCGGAGCCGTCGTCGGCTAGTAGGAAATCGCCGGAACCGTCGTCCGCGGCCAGGATCGTATCGCCCAGCGCGACCGCGCCGGCCGTGCTGATACGCGGGAGGAATAGCCAACGGGTTTCGGTCGCGTCCTTCGCCTCGACCCACATTTCCATACCTAATAGCTGGCCGGCGATATCAACCACACCCGGAACCACGATACGGACACGCTCTGTGAGCTCCAGCGATGCCATAAAATCCACGTCCGCCTCCGTAAAGCACCAGACGGTGCCGGGAGTCCAGACGACACCCGGCCACGCGCGATCGGCTAGGACGGCATCGGCCCAAGCCTCCGGGTTGATAGTTTTCTCAGTCCGTTCGTATGGCACCCGGCCGTACCGCGGTAGCGGTGCAGCTACTCGCTCGATGACGTCCGACCCGTCCTCGATCGTGACCCGCACGACAGAATAGATACCGTCGTCTGCAGACTCGGCCTTTAGATCCTCCAGGTTCGCATACGTAATCTCTGACCCGCGATCTACGCCGCCGCCATAGGGCGCACTCTGGAGCGTGCCGGCCGCATCCTCATAGATGATCCAGAGTGCCTCCTCGCCCGCCTTGTATATGTGCGTCCAAAGCTTTTCGGCGCCATCGATTTTCGCGGACAACGGAATGTCAGGGAAGCTGTCAGTGAACCCGAGTATAGGAACGCCGCCTATCGCGATGCCCGACGCCGCTACCGCGTCCCTGACGCGCTCGCGCAGCGTGTCGCCTAGGGTGGCATCCTCCGGAACGTCGGCCCGCCATGCGTAGGCGATGGTCGAGCTCGCCGCGATCGTGCCGCGGTACTCGGGCGCCTTGTAGCTGTACGCGATCTTGTCAATGATGCCGGTACGGATGGTCCGGCCCGACACGCTCGAGCTGATCCGGATAGGGACACCCGAGACTAGCTGCGGCGCGTATGGCGATGACTCGTTGCCCGGATCTAGCACCCGATCCGGGTCGTATGTCTCGACTAGCCACGATTGCGCCTCTTGTGTCGAGAGGATCCCGCGCTCGGGTCGCGAGGTTCCCCAGGCAACGTGCGCCCGTAAGCCTTGCGGTGTGACGTCCTGCCAGCCGGCCCCGGACCATATGCCCGTGCTACCCGTAGGCGGGTTGTCGCCCCAGGTCGCAGTGCCCCAGCGCGTAGCGTCCTCATCGTGTACGTAGATTTCCAGGATCGCGTGGCCGGGTTCGGGCGGTGTATAGCCCGGATCGGTAGGCGGCTCAGTAGGGGATACGGCGCCGAAAATCTCGAACGTCTGCACGTTCGATCCACACCGGAACCCTAGTCCCGCGATCGTGTCGCGATGGCGTAGGCGCCAATACTGGTAGCTGTAGACGGCGCCCAGGACGTAGCGCACCCGTTCCGTAAGCGCGCCGGCATCGAACCGTGATGCGGTGTAGTCGGGGACGGACCACGTTATGCCATCGTCGCTGTATTCGATTTCCCAGCCGTTATCCGGATCGGCCCGCGGGTCACTCGAGCACCCGTAGTCGCCCCATACGACGAGCTCGCCCACATCGAACACGGAACCCAGGTCGGACTCGAGATAACCCTCATACGTTCCGGTGCCGGCCGCGTAGGAGCCGATGACGGCATATGAGCTCGATACGCCATCGTTAGCGTTCCCAGGATCGGCCCACGTCTTAGTACCGCCGCCATCGCTGACGGTGCCGTATAGCAGGTTTAGGTCATCGGCCATCGCGCTACGGTGTCGGGCCCGTGTTTTGCGCGTGTATCACGGCTTGCTTTACGGCTTGCTCGATGACCTCCGGCGAACCACCCTGCACGTTGACGGTCACGGTACCGCCGCCGGTACCGCCTGTGTGGTGCGCGATGATGTCCGCCTGCGTATGGCCGCCCGTGATGAGTCCTAGACCCTTTAGCGCTTCGTCTATCTGGTTCAGTAGATCCGCGAGCGCATCGGCCATCTTTGCAATCGGGCCCAGCGCGTCGCGTATCGTCTTATCGACATACTCGACAAATAGCCCGAGCTCGCCCAGCCCGTCAATGCCCTCGTTTATCCATGTCAACAGGGACGTCAACGGGCCCTCGAGTCCCTGCCCGATCTTGCCTGTAAGCGTCTCGAATTTCGCCTGTAGCTCGGATTGCTTTTGCTCCAGGTCGCCCGAACCCTCAGTCACTGCCGCGATGCGTGGTTGCAGCGCTTCCATGATCAGTGACAGACGCGCCGCGGCTAGCTCCTGATCCGTGAGCGCGCTCGCGCTTGACTTCCCGGTGTCCGCTAGGGCCCGCGCCTGTACCTCAGTGTCCGATAGGTCGATACCTAGCTCTTTCAGCGGCTTAGATCCGCCGCCGGCCGCTTTGCCGATCAGGTCGAGCACGGTAGCGGCATCGCCGCCGCCGATGCCCAGTAGCGCGAGCGCGGATGCCGCCTCTACCACTTTCGGCGCCGAACCCGCGATTTCCTCGCCCGATAGGTGCGCCGCTTTTGCTAGATCCGTAAACCGCGCCTCGAGCTCTAGCACGTCCTGCCGTGACTGGCCTAGCTTCTCGAACCCGTTAGCCGCGTTGATAAGCGGGGCCGAGAGGTCGCCTAGCTGCGCCTCCAGGCGCGCGGTAGCGTCTCCGATCCGGTCGGACTCGCTTAGCGCCGTCTGCGCGAAATCGAGTACCGCATCGGCCGCGAACCCGGCAACGATGGCGCCGCCGGCGAGCTTTGCCGCCTTGCCGATACCGCCGATTGCGGACTCTGACTTTTTCGCGGCCGTCTGCAGCGACTTAGCATCGCCAATGACGTTTACGCGGACGGTGCTATCGGCGCGCGCCACGACGTAACCTCACTCCCGACGATCGCCGCGCCCGCTCCGCGATTATCTGTTCCTCGCGCCGAACGCGGATAAGCCATAGCGCCTCATAGACCGTCAGCCGCTCTATTTCGCTGATCGGCTGTCGCTCGGCTCGGGCGAGCTCGATCGTGAGACGTCTAAGAGGCGGAGGCTCGATAGATCGGACCAGGTTAGCGGCGTCTCGTAGTGCCGCAATGCGTGAACGAACATTCCCAACATTCGCCGGCTGATCGGGGAGCGCAGTAGAGCCGACAACGGCTGACCCGACTGCCGTTCCGCCTCCGACGCCTCGCCCATCGTCAGGGTCTCCAGGTCGAATGTCACGGTTCCTAGATCGTCCGCCATAGCTAGCCTCCATCAATCGGGCGCCTCCGCCTCGAACCTGCGCACCATCGTATCGACGGCCGCGCGGTAGCGGTCGACCACATCATCCCGTCGATTATCGAGCGCGTCATATAGGAACGGCTGCGGCTCGATATTGCGAGCTCGCCAGCCGAAATGAATAGGGCCGGCATAGGGAACCATCGAACGGCCGGCCAGGACCGATCCGACACGCTTACTAGCCGTGCTACGGATGCTCCGGGCGAGCCGGCCCGTGAGGCGCGGTACGAGCGTTTCCGCCTCGCGCTCTACGAGCTCGGCCGCCGCCCGGTTAGCGGGTTTCAGATCCGCTGCGCGGTCGTCTAGCTTGCGAAAGGCGCGCCTTAGCTCGGGTCCGCCCTCGACCTCTACTCCGGCGCGCCCACCATTGCGCGCCATTGGCTACGGTGTCGTGTCAATGGTCGGGTCACCATCAATGGGCAGGATTACCTCAGCCTCCGCGTACTCGTTGCCGTTGCCGCCATAGCTGATCGGGACGAGCGTCACGGTGCCGCCGATTTCCGGGTTTGAGGTCGAGATGGCGGCCGTATCCTTACGGAACCGGAACGTAACCTGATCGCCCTTATTGGCAAACAGGTAGTAGGCGAGCCCCGGCCGGGTCGTATCCCAGTCGATGACGGCGCGCACCCGGAGCCCCCAGGTTTCGCCCTCCGCGTCACTGTGTGACACGCCATCGAGCGTCCGAACCGACTGCACGTCGCCCGGTGTCGGCACGAGCTCGACATCTAGCGCATCCATGCTGTAGTCGTCGCCGTCGAGCTCGAACGTGATTACCTTGAGTAGCTGCGGGTTACTCGCCATCTTCTCCCTCCGGGTTAGATCGTAACTAGGCGCGCCGCGCCGATATCGGCCGTTAGATACGTTCCGCCCTGCCAGTCGCGCGCACCGTCGCGGCCGAGTGAGTCAATCCGCCATCCGTCGAGCTCGCGCAGCGTCTCTAGCACTACCTGTTTCAGCGCGTCGAGCTCGACCGCGGCCGCTTCCTCATCCCAGGCGCCGCCGACGCAGATAAACCGGAACACCGCGGCAACCTGCCCGGCCATGATCCGCCCCGTTTCGCCACCATCGCCGGCAACGTAGACATATGGCGGCTCGGCCATCGGCGCACCACTAGCGGCCACCCCGGCGCCCTGTAGCGCCGTAATAGCCTCGCCTCGCGCCGTCGCTAGTGTGGTTGCGGTCATCCGATACCCGGACTAATCCGATACAAGATCGGTTCACAAGCGCGTAGCTGCGCCGACCCGAGGCGCGCAATATCACCGTCCGGGCCGAAACTAACGATGCCGTTAGGCGCCTTGCGAGCGACGTAGAGCGCCGCGCCATCCTGCAGCGCCGCAGCGACTAGCTGCGCCTCTTGCGACGATGTCGGGGTATAGGCGCCATCGTCCAGGCGCGAGGCTATCGCGCCCTCGATCGCTGCGGCCACGACGTCAGCCCAGGCGATATCTTCCGCGTCCGTAGACGCGGCGCCCGAGCCGGCAACGTGTTGCAGGATATCCGCCCCTGTGACGTATGGCGCCGCCATCCCTAGGACGCGGCCATAAGCCCGGCGTTGATAAGCGCCGTAGCGACTTGACCGGCCGTGGCCGTTCCAGGGTTCACGTAGGCCGCCTGCGTGTAGTAGGCGGCTCGCTCGACTCCCTGATCATCCTTGCAATAGAGCTTGCCATCTGACTTGACGTACAGGACCGCGGTGCCCGATACCGGAGTACCGGGCGCCGTGACCTCCTGCAAGCGCGTGTTGCGATCGGTCGACATGGTTACGGGGTGACGTCGTAGGCTTCGACGATGCCGGCCGGGATGAACCGCGCGCCGGCCCCAAGCGACCAGAACGCGACGTCTCGGCCCAGGTGTGCCACATCTTCCGCGGACACTTGGAACGGACCATCCTCGAACCATGCCGCGGCCAGCGGGTTCGAGATAATGAGCTTATCCGCCGTGATGCTCGGAACGTGAACGATGGGGACGTTCGCGAGCTCAATCCGCATACCGCGCACGTCCGCCGATGACGCGCCCGCGATCGTGATCGTTGACGGGATGATCAGGTTCGCGAGCTTGGCAAATGCCGTTGTGCTGGCAAGCACGAAATCGGCCGGCTGCCCGGTCGCCGCCTGCACGGCCAGCGATGCCGTGATGAGGTTCGCGATGAATTCCGAGAGGTCATGCGATGCAAGCGCCTCGGTGTAATCCACCGTGACCGATCCGGACTCGAGCTCGGTAACGAATGCGGCATCGGTCACGGCCGCCCAGGCGGCGAGCATGATCCGACCGAACGCATCCAGCACGCTCGGATTACCCCGGCGGAGTACCTGATACGAGATATCGGCGCCGCCTGCGTAGGTTTTCAGCGCCTCAGTGTCCAGCTTGATATCGATCGTGGCGGACTCGATTTCCGCCTTTTCCGCGGACTGTGCCGCGACGTAATCCGACAGCGTGCCATCGAAATACGGCCACTCGAGCGTAAGCCCCGCGGTGTCGCCCAGTCCCCGCGGACCACCGAACGCGGTGATGGCCGGCCGGCCGCCATTGACGATCCGTTTGATATCGGTCGTAACGAGATTGCCGGAGGCGAGCCCAGCATTGGCGCCCGACGTAAACACGACGTCCGCGAGCGCACGCGCCGCGTAGGCGCGGAGGTCGTCGCGCTGCGGCGTAGCGCCGCTCGAAGGATCCGCGGTCGTCTCCGGTCGAGTCGCGAACGCGGCCCGCATGAGCTCGCCCAGGTTCTTGTACCCGGCGAACGGGTCGGCAGGCTTCGGGCCCGCGACGAATGCGCCGCGCTCGGCCATCCCGCGGACAACCTCTGTAGCGGTGTCGCGGACGAGCTGCACCATGTCATCGCGCGAGATCCCGAGCGGCGCGGGTGCCGCCTCGGCACGCTCCGCCACGGTCGCCTCGGTCGTATCCGTCATGTTCGTATCTCCCTCCGATCGGAGCGCGATCGTCGCGCCCATATAGGCCGGCTTATAGGTTCCCGCTAACCCGGCGATAGCCGGCACTCGGGTATGAATGACTGCGTTACCGCGCCGCTTAGACGTCGCGCCGCGGACCATGAATTCGAGCGACACGCCATCGTTACCGGCCGGGATGGTCGCTGCGTAATCCCTCGCCGCCTGCGTTTCGAGCATCCGCCCGACGTAGTGCAATCCGGTGTCGTCCTCATCGAACCGGATACCGGCCACCGGCACGCCATTGTGGGTCGCGAGGAACGGCCACGGCCGATCGGCTCGCGCAGCGATCGCGTCCGCGAATGCGCCGCGCTCGAACCCTTCCGCAGCGTCAGGGAATTCCTCGGCCGCTCCGAGGCTAGTGAGCTCGCCCCACTTGACTGCGTATCCCTCGATCGTGCGGCCGTCGCCCTCCGCATCACTACGGATGGCTACGGAACCCGCGTCGAGCCGGTGTAGGTCGCTCATCGTGCCGCCTTACGCTTCCGGCCGGTCGCCGGCCGGTCGCCGGCCGGCTTGTCAGCGGTCTCCGACCGGTTCCCGATCGGTTTCGTTGACGCGACAACGGTACCGCCGCGGCCATCGGGCCCGAACGCGATACCGTGCTCGGGACACGCTTTACCCTCTGCGAGCTCGCGCCCGTCGATCGGGCATCGATACGTCATGGTGCGATCCTCTCTAGCGCGGGTGCCGGTGTGCCGGTCTCATCTAGGCCCAGGTCGGGCGGGAGTCCGAGCTCGGCGCGTACCTCGCTCGGAATCATCCACGCTTGATTACCGGTCGCGATGGCATATGCCTGCGATTGCTCCAGCACGGTACCGCGCGTCAGGTGGTTGAGCCCCAGGACGACACGGCGCCCGGTCAGGTAGTTACCGGGTAGCTCATCCGACCATGCATCCGCGATCGGGCCCGCGTATCCGGGTTGCAGCGTGTAGCGAACGAGGTCGAGTCCGGCCGCGGATGCGTTCGCGTAGGTCAGCGACCCAGCCTCGCTAGGGACGTTCACCATCCAAGCCGGCATCCCGAAATAGCGTGCAATTGACGTTCCGAGCTTAGACGTCGCATCCGCGGCGCCGGCCGCGGCTAGATCCGTGCCCAGGGTCGCCGGCTTAGCGCCCTTTCCGAGCACGAGCGGCTTACCGGGGGACGTCGTGCGCTTTTGCGTGATGCGATCCGAGATGGCGTCAGCGTCGGTATTGGACAACGGCTGATCCGTCGTCACGTACCACTGTGGCGCGCCGCCTTGCTGCCAGAAATCCGACCGGTACGAGTCTGCGGCCCAGGCGGCCGCGATAGCCTCTCGAGCGAGGCGGATAAGCGATGCAAGGTCGCGCGTCATGGTCGGGAACGTCATACGCGGAACCCAGCGCAGATCCTCCGGCCGTGCGTCCTCTCCGTCGATCAGTACGCGCGTAGCACTCAGCCATTGCACGCGCGGAGGCGCCACAGGCTCGAGCGTGTAGGGTGCGCCGTCCGGTGCGATACCGAACCGGCGCCACAGATACGCGCCGTTGTATAGCGCCATGATCGCGACGAGCATCCATAACCACGTGCGCCGCGTAATGCTCGCCATAGGCCGGAGGACGAGCCGGCTATCGATGAGCTTTTCGGTACCGCGGAATTCGCCCACTTGAGCATCGGAGGTCAGATCCGCCAGCGTGCGCACGCACGCAAACACGACGTCAACGGACAGCGCGACAGACTCAGTGACGTTTACGTTGTAGGTCGCGTCATGCCCGAGTAGGCCGCCGGTATCGAACCCGTGCCGCTCCGCCGGCCGGTCGATCGCCTTACGGGTGCGCTTGTCGCGCTTAGCCATCCCCCGGAGTCCGCGTATTCTCGGACGTGATGCCGTTCGCGTGCGCGATGACTCCCTCGCGCGTAGCGGTAGACGTCTGTCGCGCGGTGCGCGTCTGCGTCTCTGACGAGAATACGAACGCGAGCGCAGCGCCGATGAACCCGGCCATGATCGCGACCGTATCGGCCGATGCCGCATCGCCGCGCGAAACGAAGATGACGGCGCCGCCTCCCGTGACCACGACGAGCGCGATCGCGTAAGTGAATACGGCGCGAATGGTGTCTACCGTGGTCATGCCTCTCCGCTAGTAGCTGGGGATATGTGGCCGGCCACGCCTCGACCGGGAGGAACACCGGGAGGCGTAGCCAACGTCCGCCGACCATCGCCCGAGCAACGGACTAACCACGGCTACTAAGTGTAGCTACCCGGTGCATTTTGACAATAGGTTGTGTCAAAACTCGAGCCGGCCCAGGTATTACCGGCTCGAGCTCAGACACGCGCCGGCCACGCTATCCGACGTAGCGCGATCCTAGACGAAAATTTGGGGCGGTAGCTCCGCATCCTCCGGCGCGATCGCGGCCCAGGCGGCCCAGGCGGCCGCGCGGATAGCCTCTACGGGTCCCTTTGACTCACGGGCCGACAGATACCATGACCCCGACTCGATCGGGTGTGACGGGCGCACGTCCCGAACCTGTGCCGCGAGGTCGGCATCCTCCGGGTGTGTCAGCCGGCCGCCGATGAGCTCGGACCGGAATAGCTCGGATGCCGCGCGCATCTGTCCCGAGCCCAGTTTCACTGTGCGTATGTCATTCTCCGCGGCCCAGGCGTCAACGTGCGGGAACGCGGCCGCGGTGCCGACGCACGCGACCGCTACAGCGCCCCAGGACGCCTGTAAACGGCTCAGTAGCGCCGTCAGGTCGGACGGCGCGACCGATGACGCTAGCGTGCCATCCGGCCGCGGTAGGGTCGATCTATCGAACCCAGCGACACCGACATAGGCGCCGGCATCGGTCGCCCATGCGACCGTGACCGTGACCGCGCCCCAGGATGGCGTGGTCTCGACACCGAACACGACACGCCCGCGGTCCGGCTGATCCGCGACCGTCTGACGGGCCCACACTCCGAGCGGCAACCATGTATCGATGGCGTCGGCCCACAGGTTCAGACGTTCCGACCGGAACATCGCTGTATCCGCGCCGCCCGACGTCCCTACGGCCGATCGTAGTGCCGCCTCCGCGATGCGTCCCTCCGCTAGCGATGGGTTCGCCTCGCGCCATGACCGCGGGTCATCCGGCGGATACCGCTCCGAGCTCGCATACCACGTCATGCCGAAATCTGTCATGGGCTCGGCGCCGTCAATGATCCGTACACCGCGTTCCCAGAATTCCCGTAGCAGGACGGATCTATCGTCGCCGGCCGTGCTAATCCCGAATATCAGGGGCTCGGGTCGGGACGTCGTGGTCGGCTCGAGCGCGGCCCAGGTCGCATGATCCTTTTGCGTGCGGACCTCATCGAACACGCCTAGGTCCGTCGTCTCTCCGCGTAGCGCGTCTCGAGCCTCGCGCGAGCCGACGTGATACTCGCGAGCTCGCCCATACATACCGGACCGGATGCCCAGGTACCGTGTCACGTTTAGACCGCCGCGCGATGCCGGCCCATAACGCGCAGCTAGCGGCTCTAGATCCGTCATCACGGGTTCGTAGATGAGGCGCGCCTGCCGCTTGTCATGCGCTAGACCGATGATCCGGTGCCAGTCGGGCCCAGAAGCGTTCGTAAGCGCCCAGGCGATGAGCGCGCGTACTAGGCCCGTCTTACCCTGTTGCCGCGCCGTAGAGACGACGTAGAGCCTGTGTAATAGCTTGTGATCCGCCCCGTACAGTAGCGCCCGGTTCAGCGCCTTACGCTGCCATAGGTCGAGCTCGAACCCGAGTACCGCTTGCGCGATCGCGGCAACGTCCGGGCCCCATGAGTCAACCCAGCCGGCCGGTAGTGGCGTCTGCCATCGCGGCTCGGGCAGGCGCCGGCTCACAGGTCGAGCTTACGCCGCCGGCGAGCTCGGGTAGGCGCCGGCGGACCGGCGATAGCCTCGATCGGGTGCGGGTCGATCGCGGAACCCAGGTCGCGTGCGATCTTGACGCCTAGATCAATTAGCGCGGCCGTCTCGCTATTCGATGGGTACTCGCGCGGCATCGCGCTACCGTCTAGACCCTTGCCGTTGTCGCGACCCT